TTGAATCACCACCGGCAGTCCAATTTGGACCTTCACCACCTTGTGATCCAGAATGAAAATCACTAGAAAATCTACTTTCTGGTACCTTAGATTCAACAATAAATCTCATCCAGAAATATTTAAGAGATTCAGTATCTTTAAGATCATAACCTTCTGGCTTAAATGAATCTATTTCGGTTTGTGTTCCTTCTTTAGAAGGAAATAGATATGTTTTTGCATATGAGAAATTAGGTTGTCCATTAACTGTAACCTCTCCAGATTCATCTTGAATAGTGATATCTTCTTTATACATACCACGTAATTCAGCTAATCTTGTTCTTGCCTTTGCTTCGGATTGTGTGCCAATAGGAACTACAATCTTCATTCTATATTGTGCATTAATAACGTTCCAAATAATTCTTGAATTTTCAAGAGTTCTGAGCATATTAAAAGAACGAACTAATCTTTCTACATATGATAATCTTGAAATAAAGTTTGTTCTTGCCCATGAAATATAGATCAAGTTTCCATCTAATAATTCTCTTTGTCTTTCTGCGTCGCCTCTATATTGAACCCAAACTTTATATTCATTTCCCTGCTCGTCCATTTTCAATTCCGGTTCTAACGAAACGGGATCTAATTCTTTAAATCCAATAACATTTTCTGCATCACCTTTTTTATTTTCATCATAAATAATTTCAAATGCTAAAAATCCATCAATAAGTAATTTTTTTAAATAATGCCATGCATCATGACTGCTATTGAATCCAAAGGCATAATAAATTTTCTTATATGCAGCATTTAAAGAATTAACTATTTCTTTAGCTTTATCTTCTTTTAAAACCGATTTAAGAACTCTTGTGTTAGGATAAGCGAAATAATTGTTATCATCATAGATAATGGATTCATCTGCTATAATTTCTAAAACGTGTTCAATTTCTCCATTCATTGCAAATCTTCTAAGAAAATCTCTTCTTGTTGGATATTCTTTATCATAGAATGCAATGAATTCTTTTTGATTTATATCCCCACCGGAAAATATTTGAGATTGGCCATAAAGATTATACATATTATCTTCAATGGCTTCTGTAATACCTATAGCCTTAGATTGTTTAATGAGTTTGTCGTCCCATTTCATACCTAAAGCAGATATATATCGAATATTTCTTTGTATTCTTGATATAAATCCGGATGGTCTTCCGTCTATACTTCTCAGCGTAAATCCCGCCATAATATTTTTTTATTTAATTTATATATTTTTATCTGATCGCCAATATTGTGATTGGACTTGTTTTTGATTAGCTCCCCTAAACGCATCTTTAGGTTCATAGAAAGGAATGTAATTCCACTCACAGTACTCTATCATTCTAAAATTGTCTATTTTATCAAATTTATATTTTCTATACGCATAATTAAAATTAGCCCCGGCTGATTTAGAAAAAAGTTTAATAATTTTTCCTCCTATTGGAGAACTAGCAAATCTAATAAATTTCATATTTAATGCTAGTTTATCATTTTGAGTTTTTTCTTCTAAATCTTTAAAGAAATTTTTATATGCTCTATAATATGCTTCTAATAATTTAAGTCGTTCTAATGGAGGTAGAAAATTAAAATTAATTCCTTCGAGATTATCTGTAGATGTATTAACATGAGTACAAAAAACTAAAGGAACAACATCAAAAAATTCTTTATTTACACCTCCTGTATTTAAATACTGAGCTGCGCCCTTCTTATCGTATTCAAAAATATAAATAAATCCGGGCAAAGGAAATCCTCCATTTCGTTCTGATATTAAACTTTCTTGATCAGTTGATTCCCATTCCCATAATTTCTTTTCACCTCTTAAATCTCGGATAATATATTTAGTAAATATAGTATCGTAGGCTATAGATTTTATATCATCTATTTCATTAAGAGATTTATATTTATTTATAGGAGATTCCATTTTAGAATTTATTTGTTCTTGGGGGTTTTTCAAACCAGAATCTTCCGGTAATTCTCTCTAAAACATCTTCCGTAAAAACGAAAAATTTACAACCATTTTTATTTGCCCAGCCCTTCATTGCAGCAAACTTTGCCTCATTTATCAAATATTCCTTTGCGGCAGAATTAAACTTTCTTTGTTCTGCTAAAGGAGCTTCTGGTGGTGGAGGAAGAGGTTTTTTAAGTTTTTTTCTTGGTTTTATTTCTACGAATATTTTATCTAAACTATCACCCTTATCAACTTCAAACCAAAAGTCAGTATTATAGTTTTTTACTTCCCAATTTGAAGGATCATTTGGATCCAGACCAAGTTTAGCACACTCTTCTAATTTGGAAACTCTATCATAATACGGAATTGAAATAGGTTCAGATGACCACCTTTTTACTGAAGGAGCCATGTCACACCACCTACAAAAAGAATATTCCCAGGCACTTCTATATATAACTAGTTCCGGATCACCTATGTATTTATCTTTATTTTCTACTTTATAATACCCTTGATGAGTTTGACCCTTCTTTAGATTTCCATTATCATTAAAATGATTTTGCTTAGGTTTATGCCAATTTTTATAAGAATTATTATATGTCATAATCTATAGGTTTATAGATTATATATCTGGTGTTGGCTTATAGATATCTTAGATGACTTTGGCATGTGGCCGTATAACTTTCTCCAACCTTTTGCAAAACCATTCTTAATTATTTGTGTATAATAGGCAAAAGCGTTTTGAGATTTTTCTGGATCATATCCTCTCCAGTATAAATAGCAATCCATTACAGCAAATTGAATACAATCTTCTCTATCTTCTGGGTAAATATAAGTTAATTTATTAGCAAATTTATCAGCCATTACCATAAACATATTTAATGCCATTGGTGACAATTCGTCATTTTCTTTACATATAATTATCTCTTCCCTGAGATCTTTATTTTTAACATGATGCGCCATTTTTATCAATTTAATTATTTCTTAACATAAATCAATGTTATTTATCAATTATTTTTATTAATTTTTATGTGATATCACAAGCACAAACACATAAAAATTAATGTATATCTATTTTATAAAGAATGGCGGAAATAGTTTTATCCCCGCCTAAATATTTTAAGAAAATGTTAAAATTATTCTTCTCTTATAGACTCTGTAAGTTCATGAAGACGAATTAATTGTTCTTCTTGTCTCTTAATTTGCATCTCATGCTTTATTAAAGCTTCATCTATTTCCGGGATTTTTGCATCTAAATATATTTTAAGACTGTCAAATTCATTATTAACATATTCTATTTTTTCATTAATAGAGGGGTTGGTAACGGAAGCATCATATACTGCATAGGATATTAAAAAAATTGTTATAATTGTTATTAATAATGCAGACCAAGTTATTTTGATAGGGGTTTTCATATTAATTTTTTATTTTTTTAGATCCAATTGAATACCTTTTAGTTATACTCGTATCAACCGGATTGCCATCTTCATCTAGTGGCTGAATTAAGACTTCTCCTCTATAAGGTTCTTTAAATTCCTTAGGCGTGTAGGCTTCTCTGAGTTTTTCATATGTTTCATTTAACATTTCCAATCTTTCTATTATTTCTTCTGTATTAGAACCACCTGCTTTTAATATCAAATCAAGTTTTTTATTAGTATTATCATTTAATTCTTCAACAAGAGTATATAAATCTTCTAGATATTCTAAAATCTGTTCATTAAACACGTATTGTGTTTGTCTAAAGTCATCAAATTTATCTATAAGTGTATAAGTGGATTTAATAGATTCTTCTATTTTATCTAGTTGTTTGATATCTGATTTATCTAACTTTTTGGCATATAGGAAGTAACTTCCCACTATTATCAAAGATATCACCAAAATATATTTTAGTGGTTTAGGAGTTTTTTCGTAAAAATTATTTAAATTGAATTTTTCAAATTGTATTAACGCCATTTGTTTTAACTAATAACTTTCATAGTGCCTTTCGGCATTATTTTAGTTTTTACTCTATCTTAAACAGAAAGAGTTTTTAGTAAAGCGGCCGGAACAGAAGTTACTTCTTGATCTCCATTTACAGATTTAACTATTCTGACTTCATCAGTATCTCCTATTGCTTGAGTATAATCTGTAACATTAATTAAAACATTTTCGATAGCCTCTCCAGTTACTTCATCAATTAATACACCTTCTACAAAATTATCAGGATTTGCGAAATCATTAATATTTTCTAAAATTCTTATTTGT